GCGCATTCCGAATGTCAGCGCCTGCATCAGCGTGTATGCCGTGATCACGGATCGCCAGCAAACAAACATCGGCAATGAGCGCTACGTGATGACGTACCCGAACGGCCTGCGGATTACCAACAATCTGATTGTGGATCCGAAAGACACGCCAATTCGCGTCGAGTCGTTCTTCCAGGCGGCATCCGGCTATCCAGTTGCAGAGCCGACCATTGCGGACGGAGCGTTGACGTTCATGAACAACGTGATTTACGACCGTGGCCGTGGCGCCGCGCCAGCCGTCCGCATCATCAATCGCCGCGGCGCGATCGGCAACCAGATCTGGCTGAACAATGCGGTGTGGACAGGTGAAGGCCGAGCCGGCGCGACGGTGCTCACCGAGCTGCAGATGGCGAGCGGCAGCGCGCAGACGCTCACTACGTATGGCCTAAACAAGCTCCCGGGCTCGTTCGGCAACATGCTCGAAGATCCGATGTTTGACCTGTCGGACTTGAAGCGGCCACGCCTGCACGCGAATTCGCCCTGCCGCAAGGCTGGTGTGTTCGGCGCTTACCTGCGCGATGCCAACGGTGCGGCATTCAAACGACCGCCGTCGATCGGGCCGGCGGAGATCTACAGCTACGACAAGCAGGCGGCGTGATCATGGCACTGATCGTAGAAAATGGCACTGGCCGCGCTGACGCCGAGAGCTACGCCAGCGTGGCCGACGCCGACGCCTACCACGCCGGCCGCGGCAACGCCCAGTGGTCCGCACTGTCGATCGAGCGCCGCGAGCAGCTGCTGCGCACGGCGACCGAGTACATGGGCGTGTATGCCGGCTCACTGTCCGGCCGCCGGCAGGTCCAGCAGCAGGCGCTTGACTGGCCGCGCACCGGCGCCGAGGCACATGACTTCGACGTGCCCGAAGGGCTCGTGCCGCCGGCGGTACGGAATGCCTGCGCCGTGCTGGCCCTGAAGGCGGCCAGCGGTCCGCTCGTGCCCACGGCCGGCGGCCTGGTCAAGAAGCGGCAGAAACTCGGCCCGCTGGAGGTCGAATACCAGGACAGCGCCGCCACGACCGCGTTGCATCCTGCGGTCAACGCGCTGCTGGCGCCATTCTTCGGTGGCGCGGGCGACAACCCGTTCATGGCACCGCTGGAGCGAAGCTGATGGGCGCCCTGACCGATTACCAAGCCGATGACCTGATGGACATGATCTGCGGCCAGCTGCTGGGGCAGGGCGAGCATCGCAAGGTGTTCGCCTGTCGCTTCAACGACTCACAGGTGATCAAGTTCGACAACCTGCGCAATTTCAGCAACGCGACCGAATGGGCGATCTGGAACGAGCTGAAGGACACGCCGATCGGCAAGTGGCTGGCCCCGGTCTATTCGATCAGCGATGGGGGCATGTGGCTGGCGATGGCGCGCACCGAGCCGCTGCGCGACAAGGAACTGCCGAAGAAGGTGCCGTCCATGTTCTGCGACATCAAGCGCTCGAACTGGGGTCTGTTCGAAGGGCGGCCTGTCTGCCACGACTACGGGAACAACCGCACGCTGACGATCGCCGGTAAGCACGGCTCGCGCCTGGTGAAAACCTCATGGGAGCGGAGCTGATGGCTGACTTCGACTACATCGCCACGCGCGAGGATGCCCGGCAGATCCTGCTGGAGTTCGGCGGCGCCGAGCCCGGCCTGCTGTTCACGCACAAGGTGGCAGGCGGCTACGACCCGGCTGCCGGCGGCGGCACGCCCACGACGACGACCATGGCCGCCATCGGCGTGACCTTCGCCTACAGCAATGGCGCCACGACGCGCGAGGGCTCGCTGATCCAGCAGGGCGACCTGCAGGCATTCGTGGCGGCGCTGGACCTGTCCGGCAATCCGTTGCTGGCACCGGTGAAGCCAGACACCTGCCTTGCATCCGATGGCCACACGTACACCGTCGAGAACGTGAAGGCGCTCGCGCCGACCGGTATCGCCGTGCTGTACGAGATCCAGTTGAGGCGCTGATGGGCTTCACTGTCGACCTGCGCCGCTTCGTCGAGCGCGCGAACGGGAACATTGACCAGGTGGCGCGGAAGACCGTGCTGGACGTCGGTACCGCCATCATCGAGCGCACGCCGGTGGGCGACCCCCTCACGTGGCTCCATCCCGCGCCGGCCGGCTACGTCGGCGGCCGGGCGCGCGGCTCCTGGGCCTACGGCTTCGGCTCGCCGGAAGAGGCCGACCAGGTCGACGCATCTGGTGCCGCCTCGATCGGCCGGATCGTACACGGCGTGCAGGCCAACAGCGCGATCGGCGTCCACTACATCACGAGCTCCCTGTCGTACATGCGCCGCCTCGAGTTCGACGGCTGGAGCAACCAGGCGCCGGCCGGCATGGTGCGCATCACGATCCAGGAGTTCCAGGAATTTGTCCGCCGCAACGCTCAAGAGGTGAACCGATGACACACAGGATCCGCCCTGCGCTCGAGCAGCACCTGGCTGCCATGCCAGGCGTGCTGCCAGTCGCGCACCAGAACTGGCCATTTCCGGGCGAAGGCCAGGAGCGGCCCGATCGGTACCTCGAGTGTTACCTGATACCGGCGAGAAACCGCTCGATGAGCCTGCGTTACAAAACCGCATTGCACAGTGGAATTTTTCAAATCAATGTGAGTTACCCTGCCGCAATTGGCGCGGGGCAGGCCGAGCAGATGGCGGCGCAGCTGCAGGCGCACTTCGCGCCCGGCGGCCTGGCCCTGGAGTTCGGCGGGATCACCGTTCGCATCACTGGCAAGCCCGATGTCGGCAGTCCACTGGACCACCGACCCGGTCAGTACGTGATCCCCGTTTCAATCTCCTACGAATCAATTTTCTGAAAGGGCCATCATGGCAGCAAGCAAAAAAGCAATCAACTCGGCGGGCGCGGGTCTCCTCGTCTGCCTGACCCTGCCGGCGACCAACAACGCCGCCGGCTACGAGGCCCTGACGTTTGTTGAGGTTGGCGAAATCACCGGCATCAGCGGCGACATCGGCCGCGTCTACGACGAGATCGAAGTCAACAACCTGCGGCAGCGTCGCAAGGAAAAGCGCAAGGGCGCGTTCTCCGAAGGCGCACCGTCGATCACGACCAACTATGCGCCGGGCGATGACGGCCAGATCGCCATGGCGACCGCGCTGGAAATGGATACCAACGTGTCCATCTGCATTGAGCTGAGCGACGGCACTGCCAAGTACGCGCAGGGCCTGGTCCTGTCCGCTCCATTCACCATCGGCGACCTGTCGTCGGTCGTCAGCGGTACCTACAACATTGCCCTGAACACGGCCATCGTCACCGTGCTGCCGGCCTGATTTTCTCCGTGCTTTCAATGGCCGCCTGTACGGGGCCATCTTTTTGACCACATAAAAACATTTCCTTTTTTTTGGAGCACACGAACATGAATTCCCCTCTCTCCTCGATCGCGCGTTTCGCCCTTGCTGCTGCCGCCCTGGTGCAGTTCACCGACTTCGACGGCAAGCCTGCCTATGTGCAGAAGGCCAAGCTCGACAAGGACGGTCACGAACAGTTCGACGATGCCGGCGCCCTGATCGAAGAAAACGACCTATCGAAGCCGATCGGCGTGCGCATGGTTGCGCCCGGCTCGAAGGAGGCGCGCGCCGCCGAGGATGCCGTGGCCAAGCTGGCCCGCCAGCGTGCTGAGAAGATGACGAAGAAAGAGCGCGAGAACAGCAACACGCCGTCGCTGTTCCTGTGGCTGGGCACCGAGAAGGCCGCCCGCATGGTGACCGAGTTCGTCAACTTCGACTATCAAGGCGCGGGCGCCAGCCTGGACAACACGCTGGCCTTCCTGAATGACCCGCAGTGGAAGTTCCTGGCTGACCAAATCCGCGGCGCGACCGGGGCGGACGAGCGTTTTTTGCAGAAGGAATCCACCAGCTCGTAAAGCGGGCGCGGTGGCTGGCGTGGCTCGATGTCACGCCGGAGAAGGCGAAGTTGCCGCGGCGATCAGGGCTGGTGCTGCGGCAGAAGCGGGGCGAAGAGGTGGCTGAGCTGGAGCCGCCTGAGGTCGATGACTCGCTGGCTTACCTGGTTGAGTACCTGTTCCAGATCGGCCCCACGCTGGGCGAGCACGAACTGTCCTTCGGCGAAATGAGCGCGTGGTGCGATCGCAGCGGCGCCGACCTGGACGACTTCGAATCGATGGCGCTGAAGCAGATGAGCCGGGCTTACCTGTCGATGGTGCACCAGGCGCGCGACCCGAAGTGTATTTGCCCGGCATTCGATGCGCCGGACCTTGACGAAATGGAGCCGGAAGAAGTGGAGGCGCAGCGCGCCACGGTGGCAAAAGGCCTGAGCGCGTGGTTCGGGGCAGTGGACGAGGCGCACGGCAAGAAGCGTGGCACTACAAAACCTGAGAGGAAAACGTAAGTAATGGCTGACATCGCAAATCTCGGGATCCGCGTCGATTCGCGCCAGGTACGGCAAGGTGCCGACGACCTGGACAACTTCGCGCGGCGCGGCGCCCGGGCCGAGGTGTCCGTCAACAGCCTGACCGGCGTCGTAAAGTCGCTCGGCGCCGGCCTTGCCGGGCTGGCCCTGATCGTCAAAGCGATCGACTTCGGCAGCGAGGTGATTCGCGCGCAGCGCGAGTTCGACAAGCTCAATTCCTCCCTCATCACCGCGACCGGCTCCGTCGGCAACGCCCAGCAGGCTTTCGCCGCGCTGCAGCGGTTCGCCGCGTCGACGCCGTACGATCTCCAGCAGGTATCGAAGGCTTTCATCCAGCTGCGCAATCTCGGCCTGGAGCCATCCGAGCGGGCGCTCACTTCCTACGGCAACACCGCGGCAGCGATGGGTAAGGACCTGTCGCAGCTGGTCGAAGCCGTGGCCGACGCAGCAACGGGCGAGTTCGAGCGCCTGAAGGAATTCGGTATCAAGGCCAAGCAGAACGGCGACCAGGTCGCGCTGACGTTCCAGGGCACGACCACCACCGTGGCGAACAGCTCGAAGGCGATTGAGGAGTACTTGATTCGCCTGGGCGAGACGAAGTTCGCCGGCGGCATGGAACTGCAGGCCAAGACGCTGGATGGCGCAATCTCCGCGCTCGGCGATACCTGGGAAATGACGCTGCTGGCGTTTGCGCAGACCGGCTTCGGTGATGCCGTGCTATCTGCGACACTGGGGCTGTCCGGCGCGCTCACGGACCTGCAGGCCATCCTGGTGGCTGTATTCGGCGCGGCCGACGCCGAGAAAAGGAAGATCGAGGAAATGGGGCCGGTGCACAAGGCCCTGACGACGATCTTCGAAACGATTGCGGTGGTCGGTGCGAATGTCGCCTACGTGTTCACCACGATCGGAAAGGATATCGGCGCGTTCGCCGCCGCCGTCATGGCTGCGGCGCAGGGCGACTT